AGCTTTCAAAATAGGGTGGTTTGGACCACGCTTAAAACAAGCGACTTGACGTCTGTTATACTCGTTCATTCTATCCTGGAAGCTCATGCCTGGTTTATACATTGGTAGATCCCCCCAACAAGATCCAACAGTGCGTCCAATTACTCCTAAGTTAAGCACGGGGACGAGCCGGCCACTTCTTGCATAACAAGGTGAGTGTTTGAGAAATTGTAATTTCTGTACTATGCTACAATCAACGATTGTCACAACGTATCCTGCCTTTGCTGCGGCGGTTACAACCATATTTTTACACTGATCAATTGTTATCTTATCCTTCATGGAGTCATACTCGGTCATGATGGATGCAAAAATCAACAAGTTGGCGAGATTGTTGATTAGGGTCGTCAGGATACTCCCTGTATACAGTATTGGTTCATCTACTGAGAATTTCACTTTGTGCTTTCGGTTGATAGTTGATCGGATGATCAAATCAACCTCACACTGGGCGATGGCTTTCTCAATGAGGGCTTCCAAAACTGCGTCTCCCTTGATGAGGGATCGGAGAGTATCGAAAACGGCGCGTGTGTGTGAAGCGTCACAACTCGATATGTCGAGATTACACCTGAATATTCCGTCAATACATCTCAGTGACATGCAAGAGTCATCAGAGAAGTAGCAGAAATAAGCGTCCCCTTTCAGGTTCACTAAATTTTCAAAGGCGTTTGTGAGTTCATCTAAGTTTGGCGACTTTACAAACTGGCTGCCGAGAACGCAGCCCATGTGGCTAATTATCTCCTTTATTTTCTCTATGACTGCGCCAGCAGCCAAGGAGGCGGGAGTACCTAAATTGTATGTGATACGAATGAACTTATTAGGTTTAGCGATCTCCCGACCCTTTAATTCTATGGTGACAAAACCGTTGTTCTCAACAACCCATGTTTTATGCAACCACACTTGATCACCCAGAATTCTGTCCATCCATGCAGGACGTCTTATTTTATATTTCTGGTGTAAAGGGTTCAATGCGGCGTCTTCCAACTGTTGTTCGGGATTATGTAGCCAGTGTTTCATCTGACTATTAATCTCTCCACGCAAGACCGTAATCAAATTAATGATATAGTCGTTAGTAGAGGCAAACTCCATTTGATTACGACATAGGTCGTAATGAAAATTAGGAATTTCGGGCTCTCGAATGTTAGTTAGTCTCGTTAACCCAGTTCTCTGGTTGTGATTGTTCCGCGCGAGAATCACTCCAGAGTGGTAAATACTGGGCCATCCTATCGTACGATAGGCTCCATCAATTTTCTCCTCCCCGTCGGGGAAGGAAAGAAGTCCGTCTTTATAGTACGGATTCTCTTCTCCTTGCACTTCTCTAGCGTGCACACGTTCACAGTGTACAAACTTTTTGTCAAGGAGGCAGTTCGAGGGGATTAAACGATAAGGTTCAATTAACCAACTCCCCTCTGGTTGGTCTTGCATGACCTAGCGACTCTCGAACTGACGAGCTTTCACTCGAGTCAGTCTATTGAGAGAGTCGCTAAAACGACGGTCTTGATCGAATAAACGCGCAGTCATCTCTATAAGATGAAGGGGTCTAGTCTCAGCGAACCGTTCGTGTAATAGCGTGGCATAACGCACTTGTGTGTACTCATTGCAGGCCCCAGGGCCTTGTTTTACTTTAAGGTACTCGTACATCACTTGGTCTATCTGAACCATGGTGTAGCTATGAAAGCCACTAGCCGACATCGGAGAGATTCCTCCATGACTATATGGAGTGTATAAAGGTAGAGTGGCCACGAAGCCAAAACTACAATCACTCTGTTTATATTCGTCAATATCTCCGATGTCCTCGTCCTCATCGGCGCAGAACTTATTCAAACTGGAAAATTGTCGAGATAATGGGTGCAACCACCATCGACGAAACCAGCAGGGAAAGGCAATCAACATCACATATATAGGATACATGATGTATTTTCTATGAAGCCTCTCAGATTCACACCATTTGAGATGGCAATGTGGGAGTGGGTTAGCATCGTATGTTTCAGCGATAGCAACTACTCCTAACAAAAACCAACAAAACACTAAAATCGTCATCATCCAACTCACAGGTAATGGGTCAGTTACATTGATGGTGAAGATTTTAGCTTGACGTAGGTCCACGGCTGAACCAGCTAAAACGTCAAGTTTACTCACTTTCTTCTTCTCTGAGATAAGGGGTGGCTTGGTAGTGTCTTTCACTACTGTTACGAACAAAGCGGGATTAGCCTTCTCTTCATCCGTCGCCAAATGGCGTCGCTTACAGTCTGCACCATAAGGACACTCTACACTCCTCATAAAATAAGAGCATAAGTTTGGTACAAATGTCTTCTTCTTGTCAACACGCAATTTAGCGTGAACGGCGTTTGGAATTGCGTCGTTCGAGAATTTACTCGCTTTCTTCAAGGCATCGTCGATTGTGTTTCCACGTTTCTCGACGGCAATCTGATCGTGTCTACTCAGAATTGAGTCGCCACATTCGATCAGATAATTAGAGTGTCTAATTGCACTCTTGGTGACCCTAAGGTCAGCTTCGATTCCTATAAAGGAGTCGGACGCTTTAGAAGCGAATTTGGTTGGTACCGATTTTGTGGATCTACAGGTTTGTGCCTTAGATCCGAGCTCATCTCCCGTAGCCGTACGGGCCGGAGTTAACCCCGGAATACCTCCAACATGGTCCCTGGAGGTAGGACGCATAGTATTGGTTGTGTGTGCGAATATTCATTGAGCATTAGTGTAACCTTAGTGCTAGGAGCATCGCTGCACCCTCGATTTATTATGAAAACAGAGTTAAAACTTAATATGTTGGGAACTTTGGTACTACCACATGTTCCCTCACCCTTAAATGATTGGCCCCACCATCGCCAATCTCAGTCGCTATCATCATCTAGCGCCCTCGCATTACTGCAGCATGTCCTCCTCATGGCCATGGATATTCT